TTATTGCTCCTTTCCTTGCAATAAATTGATTTACTCCTGCTCCTTAGCATTAGAAGGTGTTGCCGGAGCGTCATCATCTACTGCCAGCTCTCCGGCCTCCAAATCGATTAATACCTGCTTAACGTAAGGCTTTATCTTAGCCGGGACGCTCTTAAAAGTTCTCTTTCCTCTGATAATTAATTGCGCGTATATAATGGCTAAATTCTCATACATATACTTTCTTTCCTTTCTTGAAAATAAATTTGTTAATATATAGAAAAACATTCTCATGCTTTACTACCGAAATTCATAAATAAATCCGTCAGCTCTGCAATACCTGATGAATTGAGTTCCGTTTGCTTTTTTACAGCAGCTAGCTCTGCCGCATCTGTCATAGGTGTAGAATGTGACACAGCAATATGTTCTTTTTTGTTTGTATCTATACTATCTATGATATTGCCATCAGGAATTTCAAATGTTCCTATCTTGATAGTTTCTATATCTAACTGCTCTGAAGCTATGGCTATTACCGTACCATCAGGCTTGTAAAAAACTGTATATTTCATAGTTTTCCCCTTTCTTAAAATCTAAATGATATTGAGCTGTGAGCATAAATGTAAACATTGAGTTTTGTCACACCAAGCAACTGATTCGGTCCGTGATGAACTAAACTTATATTGCCTGCTCCATCTCTTATGATTTCAATCTGTACGGGTACGTTTCTTATATACGTCCCTATAAGATTGCTATCACTTTTGGATACCGGGATTCTCCCAATCAAGTAATGACCGTTCCCCTTATCTCTCCTCACAAAACCGTCATAGACATCCTCACCTACAAGGTCTATTCCAAAGAAAACCGTTTCACTTCCTGAATATGCGTTGCCTAACTGTATTACCTGTTCACGATTAGACATACTTATTTCCAAATTCGCCGCAACTGTATAGTCATTAACCTTGTCAGCAAAGTCTCTCGTGCCTGTAACACCGTTGATATTGATGTCTTTAACGACGTTTTGTGGATACAAATTAGGACTTGATAAGAATACCCAATCAGCATTCTCTATGTACTGCCCTTTTGCTATTTTACTTACTATGCCTCTGCCACGATTTGCTCCCGTGTCATCATCCCAAACAAAGCCTTCGTTATTTACAGCTGAAATAACATGTGATGCACTTACCCATCTTGGTATCTTTCCTTGTATACCCATAGTCTGAAAAGTATTAAGCCATAAGTCAGGATTCAGACCTAAGACATTTACTATATCCTGCTTCTTTATATTTACATTTGTTCTATTGTTTCCATTGTCAGCACTGTAGTACCCCGGTGGTATTTGTCCCACAAGATTACCGCTTGCCCCATGATACCATACTCCAACAGCGTCCATGTAAGAGCCTCTCTCTTCTATCTGTCCTTGCCTACCAGCTATGGTAAGAGATTTAAGCATTTTAGCCGGGTCTACTCCTGAAGCATTTGCTAAGACTGCATACGGTATAGAAACATAGGGCTTCCATTGTCCATTTTGGCTATAGTAACCTTGCTCCATTCTGGCCACAAATTTGTTTTCCCAATGTGCATTTATGAACTCTACTGTATCCATACCGTTGCCACGATTAGCCATAGTGCCTGACATAGACACACCGTTTTTACTTGTAAAAGTATTTCCTGCAAGTACTTTGTCAGCCGTAACATTCCCAAGCTTATCAGCGTCTATACATACATGAGGGTGTCCGTCTGCTCTATTATAAAAAGCATTACCGTGTGGAAAATCCACATAAAATACAGGATTGTTCACATCAGACCAGTTATCAATGCCATAGCCTATGGATTTATTAAATCTATAATTATTAGCTCCTGTATCTATGGACTTGATCTGTCCTTGCTTACCTGCGAGTGTCAGTGACTGTAACATTTTAGTCGGATCTACACCTATAACATTTGCCAGCACTGCATAAGGAATTTTTACTGTAGGTTTGTACTGCCCATATTTTATGTAGTAACCTTCTTCAAATCTTGTATGGACAGTTCCCTCAAAGGGAGCATTTACCACTTCTGAAGCTATTACAAAAGTACCTCTACTTATAATTTCTCCCTCAATAACCTCATCATCACTATCACTGGTGACCGTCTTATATCCCTGTAAAACTTGAGCTTTGCCAGCTGTAACATCATCAGATGTAACACCGCCTGTGCCACCTCTTAAAAGTATTGCCTGTGCCATATTACACCCCCTTCATAAGTAGCGAGATATCGGTTTCAGGCTTTTTTACAAAGCAACTTATCACTATATAGCCATCATATGTATCTATCCTGTCTACACAACTCCAAGCCTTTTTTATAGCTTTTACTCTTGCGCTATCTGTAATACCGTCAGGTATCAGTAGAGATATCTCAGGCACATCTGTACTCTTGATTCCTGCTACATCTATACGCTGTGTGTAAGGTCCTTGAGCACTAAACCTTGAAGCTGTCACTTGTATCTGCCTTGTACTGCTTACCGCTTTATCAAGTTTTGCAAAATTGCTGTTAAAATCCTCAACATTGTAATTGTCTGTCCTGTCGGGCATTTTCAGCTTTAAATTATCTGTTTGTCTCATAAATCACCTACCTTAAATCNATACCACAACAATACCTCAAGCATCATATTTGCAGGCACCATCTTTTCCGCAAGTTTTTCTATCTCGTCTTTTAATTCCTTTGAGGACAGTGCCACTACTATAGATACGCTTTGTTTATCTACATCCACACTCAGCTTGNTGTCATTTGCCTATGAGTATACTGCTCCAGTGCTCCATGAGTTTTTATCTCGAGCATTCTGTGAGTTGT